TAGTACGGGGGGTATCCTGTATAGTAGTGTGTTTTAGAATTATGTAGGGCATTAGACTTCACGTTTAGTATCAAAAGCAATGATGTGTTCACGGCCTGTGAAGTTGTACATATTATCAGTACACCAATTAATCACCATAGGGTAAACACGGATTAGTTCTTCACGATTATCACCCGGGGGCATGATCCAGATCTTGTCTTTTGGTACCTCCAGTTCATCCATAAATGCTCTAATTTCAGTCCAAACATCTGGACGCTCAACAGGGTTAACTACTACTTTCATGTGATAATCTGAGTGATAAGCCATTGATTGCTTGATAGAATCTTTATTTAGACGTAAGCGATTATGAGTGTCAATAAAGCGTTGATCTACAATACTTCCTAAGGGTGTAGTAGCCCCCAAAACAGGTATGCTATTACTAAATTTAGGGCTGAAGCTAATAAGGCCAAGAGGGTAATCTGTTTCGACGAAAGCAGAGCCTTCAGTTTCAATAGTAATGATGATTTGTCTTTCATTTGCAAAATGGGTTAGTTCATTTACAATAGTGGGATGCATAGTAGGAGAACCTCCCGTTAGCATCATCTCCTTAATTTCAGGATTAGCATCGTAAATATTAATAATATCCTGGAAGCTGTATTTGCCTTTTTCAGGGTGAATGCTTGTGTACCATGAATCGCACCAACCACCTTCACCGAAGTAACAGCGGTGGGTACAACCCGTGGTGCGGACAGCAACAGTAGGACGACCTGCACGGCTACCTTCTGATTGGATACAAGTGTATAGTTCTACGATAGGTAGAATTTTATTATAGTCTTCTATTCTTTTTATTGCCATAATTATCCTTTATAAAATGCTGTGTTTTTTTCGTTTTCGCGGAATTCTACTTGAACTACTTTTACGCGTCCTTCTGTTTCAATTTGAACAAAATCATTTAGTTTATTATAAAAATATTCAGCAAAACGTTCTGCTCCAACAGCTGGGAGAATTCGAAGTTGGATAACTCCAAATCGTTCCATTGCTTTAAATCCTTCTAGTTCGGGATCATCCTCCGTTACAATGGTGGTATGATCTAGCATATAATCCATCCATTCTTTAGGATTTTTACCATCAATGGTATTTTTAGCACGTTTCATGCCTCCAAAATCCCAAACCCAATTGCGTTCGTCAAGTTCACCTTCAAACCATACTCTAAGGCTTACCCCGTAACCATGTAGGAAACGACAATGAGTTCCTTCAGCTTTCCACTGACGGAAGACTGTAGAATAGCCATCAAATACTTTAGTGGATCTAAAACTACCCATTCTTTTGGTTATAAAAGTCGATTACTTGTTGCATTGTACGTGTTCCTGTAAAGCGTGCTTTTTCTTGTTCGTCTTCCACTAGAATAACTGTAGGAACACTTTGAATTTTATAAATTTTAGCTGCATCTGGGGTGTAATCTATATTAAGTCTTTTAATAGATATACCTTGAGGTCTAGCTAAACAGGGTTTAGCGAGTTCGTCCATTAAAGGACCGAATTGTTTGCAGGGACCACACCAGTCCGCTGAGAAATACCATAATTGTTTCATTGTTTGTTTGAATATTGATAATTAATAAAAAGAAACATAAGAGCAGCAGCTGTTAACCAACTATTACTTGATGCTTCAAAAAGTGAGCTAAATAAAAAGCTCCAGTGTCCATACTTTAAAAATAAAGTTTCGATTTTTTTCATTTTTTTGTTTTTTTGTTCTTCTTTCCAGTGTTTTTTGTTTGCACCATTAAAGATATCTCTATATAAATTATCTCTATCGCTCATGACTTTCTAGTACTTTAGTTACTTCTGTTACTACATGTTCCCAAGTTACAGGACCGGTCTCATCTGCATAAGATGCAGGATCAGGACGTCCTAGCTTAATAAATGCTTCAACTCGTTCTACTGAAGAAGCTGACTTATAATCACTAAACCATACTAGTTCAGTCCATCCAGGGTGTGTTTCAATAGTATGTTGGAGTGGTTTATAAGAAGTATTAGTACGTTTATAAATTTGATTAAAATTAAGGTCTAGTTCTTCACATAATCTCTCTCCGTCTTTCAGGATAGTGAACTTATCGCCTTCAAGATATGGAGTCCAGTATGATACTAATTCACTATCCCAGTTACCTACTCGGAAAGCATGATCATCAGCGTCACGAAACTCTTGACGACAGTCAGGATAAATAGCGTGATCACCGGCGTGAATACCTAAAGCAATAGAACATTCTTCTTTTTTCTCAGTAGCAATAGATAAAGCAATCGCTTGAGTGATTGAACTGAAGATTTTGTTTCGGTTAGGAACAACTGTTGCTTTCATGTTTTCTTCAGCATAGTGTCCTTCAGGTATTTCACCCCCACCTGTTACTAAAGCTGAGTTAAGTAGATCAGCTAACCCATCAAGTTTAATTACTTGATAATTAATTATTTTATTATGAATAAGTAAGTAGTTAACTAGGGTCCGTGCTCGATCAAGTTCTACTCGGTGTTTTTGACCGTAGTCAAACGATACTGCTGTTACAGTATCAAATTCGCTTAGTGCTCTAAGCAATAATGTTGAGGAATCCATTCCCCCGGATAATGAAACTACTACGTGTTTTGCCATGTTTGTTATAAATATTTAAATGTGTCGGGTTTATAGATCGTTGATTTCACGGAATTTTAGAAGATTATAAGATAAAAGTTCATAATCAACTTGATCAGATAACATAAAGAAATAGTCGTTCATGTTTGCTTTAGGTTTTTCAATCAAACCTGAATTTGAATAACGCATTCCCTCTAAAGCAGCCATTACTGGGTTAGATGTATCAATAGATTCAATAAAATTGAAGCCACGATACCACCCAAATTCTTGTGGTACTTGACATCCCAATAGATGTACACGATCGTTTGAATCAATAGTTCCAGTTCTATGTAGAGCTGAAATTACGGATAGGCGACCAAGTGCTTTACCTAAATTTTTATTAGGGTGAGGTACTACATCATTGTAATAGGAAGCGCCATACGAGAATGCAATCTTTTTATAACCTAAATCTTTATAGGTTTGGTAACAAGTAGATGCTTCATGAATTGTGGTTGCTTGAACTACTGCTACTTTTTCTACCCCTTTAGGTAATTTATACTGAGACCATTGGCGGGCATTAACCACTGATTTGTCTCGGTTTTCCCAGACATCAGGAACAATAAACTCATTAGGACGTAACTGATCAATCCAGTATAATAGACGATCACTATCGTATGCTTCACCTAATTCATGAAGCGAATTATCCATTATAATATAGCGCCCTTGTGCTTTAGAGGTTGTAAAATAGTCTTTATATCCTTGCTCTTGATCGAGCAAATGTGGGAGACAATAATCATAGTCGTTAAATAAACGACTATCCCCTAGTAAACATAGGGGGGTTTCGTGAGATACTTTAATCATAACTTAAATATAAATATTTTATTTGGGGTAGGCAAGTTTCTTTGGACGACCTCGTTTACGAATTTCAGTTGAGGTTGGAGTACCAAACTCATCAAGCGATTCATAAAACGATAGCAAATCATAAGACCAGTTACATAACCGATCAAGTAACTCTTCGCGACTGATTTTAAACGAGACAGTAAACGCATCAAGTAAAGCCTCGATACGAGAATTTTCTTCCTTATCAAAATCAGCTAGCAAACGACGATAACGAGCAACGTCAACAGTAACTTTTTCGTATTGTGACTGGTAGTCATCCTTGTCTAAATTGAGTTTTTTACGCGCTTGTATCGCAGCAGATTGTGCTTGCCAATAGTAACATGAAAAATCAAAATCACCATTTAAAATGCGATCTTTTAATGGAGCGCGTTTACCCAATGGTACACCAGGTTGAGAGTGGGTACGCCACCACATAAACTTGTTATAATTGAGTGGTTTGAGTTTAGATAGTTCCTTATCGACAACCTCTTCGGGTTGAGTAATAAATGTATCTAAAAAGCAATTAAAAGGCATCCTCGATTGTTCCTGGTTTATTTTTTAATATTTCACGTAAGGTACGAAGAGAGGAGTGGTTAACCAACTCCTCTGCTTGCATCTTATTAACCCAGTTTTTCTTCGATTTCGACTTTGCGTTCTGCCAGCCTCTTGAATTCTGATGCCACATCTACTTGGTTGGGGTTTTCGGGATGGTAGCGGTAAAGCTCATCCATGATTTGAATAACTGACATTAGTTCGTCTAGCAATTGCATTTGTTCCTTCTGGTCCATAACTTGATTTTTTATTTGGGTAAATATACGAAAGCCCTTACGGGCTTCCAAATTTTAAAAATATGTTTTTGTATTTCCGTCTAAATAATCTCGCAATTTTTTCTTACGCCAAGATGAGATACCTGAATTATTTAATAGTTTATCGTCCTCTAGTTTAGCTGGTTCGGGTTCTGGATTGTTTGGTTGTTTTTCATCTTCTAAACCATCATTTAAGGTTACATCCCAATCTTTTAATTCTTCTAATTCTGTTTCAGTATAGATATCAGTTCCTTCATTATCTTCTACTTGTTCTTCTAATGGAGTATCTTTATACATGTCATATCCTTCTTTAGAACGTAATTGGTTAAAAGCAAAGTTTGCTGCTATAACTAGAGCGATTGCTAGAGGATCAAATACAAAGATGATTATTAAAAGAAGCCAGTTAATAATCCGGTTCATCTCTACCCCAGTTAACTCTGAAAGGTATTTAAGTGGTCCTAGTTCACTTGCTGCTTCACTATTTACTTTAACCTCTAGAATTTGTGTTTCAAGAGAAAATATAGAATCATTTACAACATCTAGTTTAGTGGCTAGTCTTTCGTTTTCTTTAGCTGTTGATTCGATGTTTCGGATAGCTGAATTATTTGTTTTAACTACTAGATTACCATTTTTGTCTGTAAATTGGGTAGTTGAACCTTTAGAGAGTGTACCTCTAAGCTCGTTGTTTGATTTTCTATCTGCTAAAAAATTATCTCTTGTTTCCTCGTATAATGCTTTTTTAGTTTCCAAAGCAGTGATTTGTTGAGTTACAATACCTTCTTTATTAGCTGTTTCCTGATACGCTCCCGATAAAAAACCATAGATACCTGCTGAGGTGATTAATATAAGCACACAAGTTGCTACTGCTAGGTATGCTCTTAAACCTTTATTTAAGGAATCCCAATATTGATAAAGCAGGGAAGCAATTACAAGTTTAGCTACCTCAAGCGAAGAAGCCATAATAATGACCTCAAGTGATGCACCAGCAAAGAGTTTGCTAAGGCCACTAACTGAATAGAAAGCGGCAGAAGCAGAAACTGACAGGGCAGATAATGCTATTAAAAGCGGAAATATTTTATTCTTTAGGTTCTTCATCTCTTATACCTTTATGTTTATCTATTTTATCCAAGATTTGGTTTAATAGACTCATCTGGATAAATCCCGCCATAGATGCATTTTTAAGTGCACTTATGAGCTGGAACACCATAAAAGGTACTACAATTACTTCACTAAGCCAAGCTGTACCAGCAAAGCCTTGTTCAACCATTAAAATAACTGTTAAAATAACTAACCACGCAACGGTGTTTCTTAGTACTTTAATTGCTTTACGTGTTTGGAATCCTTCTCTTCTAGTACCAGCAATCATACCAAATACTCCATCTAAAAACATTACTCCCACTATAGCTAGATACTGATCAGAATTTGCCATTGTTAGATTCATAAAATATGAACACATAAAGGTTATACCTGCGGTAAATGATGTGATAGCTAGTAGTGGGAGGCTTAGTTTCATAGTAGTTTATTTAACGTATTCGTAATACTTTTTAGTTTTGGCGTTTCTGTCTTCTAAACCATGAGTACCACCGTTGATACGTTTTGTAAGTTCTAAGATAGCAGCATCGTTGATACCTTTATCGCAAATTGTCCATAGCTTATTTCTTTCAAAGAAGAACATTGCTGATTCAAAAGCGTATTTTGTAGCAACTGTATCTGGGTTTTTTAAAACTTCATCGTTACCTAAGTACTTTGCGAATGCCTCGTAGTTAGCTTTACCTGTTAATTGTAGAGCTCCTCTACCTCTGAATTTAAATCCGTCTCCTGATGCTTCATCTCCGTTACCCATACGAGATGCGTAAACACGGTTAGCGATTTTTTCTGGTTGGCGAGCATAAGATTCTTCTAGGGTACCTGGGAAGTATTTTCCAAAGATACCTTGTAGACCTTGTGCTGAATAGTTTAGGTTTTCAGAAAATGCTTTGAAGCCTCCTGTTTCGTGTGCTGTTTGAGCAAAAAAGTGTGCTGCTCTTACTGGAGTTAGTTTATAAAACTCCATAGCTTTTTTCATTGTACCAGGACCGAAAGCACCATCTGCGCCTACTCCGATCTTCTCTTGTAAACTTTTTAAACTCATTAT